CGGCCTACGGCAGCGAAATTGTCGGGGCCATACCCACGGCGATGTTGGGGGTTTTGAATGCCCCAAGGGCTGCGACAACCACCGGGCGCGTCGCGTCTGGATTTGGCACTGGCGCGGGGCAGGGGGCTCTATACGGGTATGCCGCAGGCGACGGCGACGTGGCGGACCGTCTGGAAAGCGCGGCAGCGACAGCGGCCATTGCAGGCCCCATCGGTGCGGCTGCGGTTCCCCTTTCAGCCGGCGTCGGCAAGCTGGCACGAACCTTGCTTGAGAGGCGCTTCGCCAATCAGGCGGGTATGCCAAGAGCCGTCATCGACAAGTTGAACGAGATAATGAGCGTCGATGATTCGTTTACCGGCGCGGGTGCCCAACGTATCGAGGCTGCGGGCGAGGGCGCTATGCTGGCCGATGCTGGACCGGCCGCGACATCGGCGTTGGACATGGTTATGGCGAGCGGCGGACGCAGCGCCAATATCGCCAAAAAGGCCGTGGCCGACCGCGTAACGGCGGCAAGCCGCAGCATGACTGGCGCTCTCGATAGCACGCTGGGGGCTCCGCAGGGCGTCCGTAGAACCGCGCGGGACATCGCCAGCAGCACCAGAACGCCACGGCAAGAGGCTTATGACTTGGCCTATTCCATCCCCATCAATTACGCCGCCGCCACCGGGAAGGCCATCGAGGCGGCGCTTGAGCGCATTCCATCCCGCGTTCTGCGCGCAGCAATCGAAACGGCGAACGAGTCCATGCAAGCGGTGGGAGCCCGAAACAAGCAAATCCTCGCGGACATTGCTGAAGACGGTTCGGTGGTATTCCGCGAAATGCCGAACGTCCAGCAGTTGGACGCTATCAAGCGCGCCCTCGGCGAAGCGGGCGCGGAGGCGGTTGACCAGTTCGGACGGCGTACCGGCGCAGGCACCCGGGCCAATACCCTGGCGCGAGAACTCAGGGACGCAGTGACTGACGCGGTTCCCGAATACGGCGTGGCTGTTCGACTGGGCGGCGACAAGATCGAACGCGATACAGCCTTGCGCCTTGGCAGCGATCTTTTGAAAAACAAGACCACCCGAGAAATGGTCGCGGAGGCTGTAGACGCCGGCATGTCGCAAGAAGCGCGTGAGGCGGCATTAATGGGGCTTCGCTCGACCATTGACGATGCCATGGCGAACGTAAAGCGCGCATTGACTGACGGCAACATGACCGCCCGTGAGGCCGTCGCCATGCTCAAGCAATTGTCAAGCCGAGCCAACCGCGAAAAGGTCACGATGCTGCTGGGCCGCGAATCTGCCGAGAAATTGTTCGGAGAACTTGACCGAGCAACCATGGCTTTCGAGTTGAGGGCTGCGACTGCCGCGAATAGCGCCACTCATGTGAGAGGGGTTCTGAAGGAAAGCGTTGACTCCCTGGTTGACGATAGCACGGTCCACGCATTGCGCGGAGGTAGGCCGTGGGATGCTGCGCGGAATCTGGCGGCCAAACTTTTGGGCGGTTCGGCGAAAGACAGGGCGAAAATCACCGATGAAACATACAGCGCGCTTGCACAGGCGTTGACCAGCAAGCCAATGCCCCAAACCTTGCGTGACCTCGCGGTTATCCCGAGGGCGGTGCAGAGTATTGCTAACAGGCGGAGCCGGTTGGCGGAAGATTTGATGCGTCAGAATGTGGCTGTTACGGGGCCAGCCTATCAGGGACGGCGTTAGGAATCGGCGACATATACGAACGCAGCGAGAGCGATAAACGGGAACACCAAACACCACCACGCCCACTTTGGCACGGTAGCGTCGTCGATGTGTTTGAAGCCCTCGCGAAAACCCATAATTAGCGCGATGGTGAATATGTTGGCGATCATCACGCCGGCAGCAATGACCATTACGTCTCGCATAGCACGTTAATACCACACCCCGAAATGAAAAACACCGCAGTGATGCGGCGCAACCCTTAAGACGGAGAGTAACATGGCGAGAAACGGATCAGGCACCTATTCGCTGCCGGAAGCCGCGTTTGTCTACAACACGGTCATCGACCAGGCGGCGGTGAACTCGGACTTCTCGGACATCGCTGCGGCTTTGACGGCGAGTATAGCGGCAGACGGCCAAACGACTGTCACCGCCAGCCTACCCATGAACAGCAACAAGCTCACGGGCTTGGCGGTGGGCAGCGCGGCCACAGATAGCGCCAGTCTGGGACAAGTCCAGGCCGAGGCGTTCATCTGGTGCGGCACCATGACGGGTTCGGCTGACGCTGGTGTCTTGACGCCCTCGCCTGCCATTACAGCCTACGCCGCCGGACAGCGGTTTGTCTGGATGGCGAGCAGCAACGTCAACACCGGGGCCATGACGGTGGCAATTTCCGGCCTTTCGACAATTGCTGCGCAGAACGACGGGTCGGCCCTAGCTGCCGGCGACCACGCAGCTAATAAGATGTACATGGGCGTCTTGAACACAACGTCTATCATGCAGATCATGCGGATTAGCGTCAGCGGCTTGGCTGATGGTTCTGTCACGACTGCCAAGATAGCAGCGGGCGCGGTCACGACTGCCAAGATCGCTGATGATGCTGTAACTTTAGCCAAACTGGCAAGTGGCACTGATGGGGAGCTAATAACATGGGACGCATCTGGTGACCCTGCGGCAGTCGCCGTTGGGACTTCGACTCATGTCTTGACATCGAATGGAGCGGGAGCCGCACCGACGTTTCAAGCTGCTGGTGGTGGTGGCGGATTTGCAAGTATCCAAGTCTTCACAGTTACGGATTCGACGCCGCCTTACGCGGGCAATACTGTCACATGGACCAAACCTTCGGATATCAAAATAGTTAAGGTTTATGTCACTGGTGGCGGAGGAGGAGCGGGCAGCATTAAAAATTCATCATTCGCAGGATATGGTGGCGCTGGCGGAGGCACCGCCATCGAAGTTATTGATGTCTCTTCCATATCTTCTGAGACAGTAACCCTCGGCAAGGGCGGCGCGGCATGTAATTCAACGACATACAACTACGATACCGGCGAGACTGGCGGGACTAGCTCATTTGGGTCGCATTGCTCGGCGACAGGAGGTGAGGGCGGCCCGGCGTCCACCTCAACGTACGGCGGCGCGATATCCGACCCAGGCGAAGGAAGTGGCGGTGATTTGAATCTTCGCGGCGGCGCACCGGGCGGCATGTTTAATAATAGTTCAGCCGCTTACTATGGCGGCGGCAACGGTGGTGCATCCTTCTGGGCTGGCGGTGGGTCTGCTGTAGGCGTCGCATATCCAACTGGTTACGATGAGGTTCCTGCTTCAGGCCTTGATGGCTCTGGCGGTGGTGGGGGTCAGTACGGGGGCGGCAATCAACACAATGGCGGCAGTGGCGGCGGCGGAATAGTAGTTGTAGAGGAGTACAAATAATGAAAACCGCTTTAATTAGAAATATGAAAATTGTTGAGTTTGTCGATGCACCCTTCCCAGTTCACGCTGATCTGACTTTTGTTGATGTAAATGATGACACTACGCTACAAGATAGTTTCGTCGATGGCGAGGTTGTGAAAGAGGCGCAGCACCAGCAGACTATTGAGGAAGTCAGAGGGATTAGGAATGCTCTACTCGCAACCTCCGACTGGACTCAAATGGCGGACACAGCTTTGTCGGATTCAAAGAACTCCGAATGGGCCATATATCGCCAATCGCTGAGAGATTTGCCTGCTGCTTATCCCGATATTACTTGGCCCAACCAACCTGAGTAAGAATATGTCAACACGAGGTAATAGCATGAAAAACCTGTTATGTGCCTTGGCAATGCTCGCCTTGTGGACTCCTGTCCAAGCTGGTGAACCAACTGATTACAAGATAAAGCATCATCAGATGCTCTACACGACTGTCTTATTGTCGGCTGGCACTGGAACAGGATCAGGCACTGTTATTTTCAGTGGCGAAGTCGATGTTGATGGTGAAACCGAAATCCACACTCTGATTCTTACCAACCACCATGTAATTAGGCGGTCGGTCCATATTAAAGAAGAGTGGAACCCGCAAGCAAAGAAAGAAATAAAAACAGAAACCAGGGACTTGGTTGAGGCATTTTTCTTCGAATACAATAATTACTCGGTTATGGTCGGTAAGACAGGACGTCGGGCTGAAATTATCGCGTACGATGCCAACGCCGATCTCGCTGTGATCCGCCTTATTGATACCGAACGATTTGTCGAGAACGTGGCAAAACTAATGCCTCGCGAAGACAGGCTCCATCAATTTGAAAAGGTGTACGCAGTGGGGGCTGGGCTTGGATTTCCACCCTTTTCCACAGACGGAACCGTGGGGTATAACGACGGACTGTGGAAAGGCCATAGGTATGTCCTTACGACAGCCCCGATCATCTTTGGAAATTCTGGCGGCGCGCTGTTCCGTTGGAGTGACACAAGCAATGCCTACGAATTGGTTGGCGTGCCCTCAGCCGTCTCAAATGCTGGGTTCTCCGCTGGTGGGCCTGTCACTCACATGGCATGGAGCATACCGATAGAAACCGTGTATAGCGTGCTTACCGCTAACTTTCTCTGCCATGTCTGGAGCGATCCTTGTCCGGCAGAAGAAGAAGACGGCGAGTCAGAAAAATGACCAACCGCCGGCTCTACATACCGCTTGCAACTGGTGCAGCAGCAGCTATAGGGATAGCCCTTGCTGTAGGCACTGGCTTCGGGCAGATCGGTGAAAAAATCGGCGACAATGCGGCTCGCATAAAAGACAACGCGGCTCGGATCGAGCGTGTAGAGCTACGGACACTCAAAGAACTAACGGCTATTAACCGCAAGCTCGACATGTTGTTCTCCCCACGACAGTGATAACCGCTTCCGACATCGACATCCTAGCCCGGACTGTATGGGGGGAGGCCCGTGGTGAAGAATTTTTAGGGCAGCGGTGTGTAGCCCATGTTGTGATCAACCGATGGCAAGCCGGCGAAGGTCAATTTCGCAAGGATGACACCATTGCCACGGCTTGCTTGCGGCATGCCCAGTTCTCCTGCTGGACCGCGACTGACCCTAATTTTGAAAAGCTGCTCGCCATTGGCGCCGAGGCGCGGTCTTTCCGCATTGCCACGCGCGCCGCTTTGGAGGCGTTGGACGAGCCAGACCCTACTGAGGGCGCACGGCACTACCACACTGCGGGTGTAAGTCCGGCGTGGTCTAAGGGGCGTGAGCCGGTGATCGTGGTCGGCCGCCATTACTTTTTCGTCGGTATCCCTTGAATAACTGGCGGTGGTCATGTGGTTGACGAGAAACTCCGCGAGTGGGCGACTGAAAAACAGTGGGCCTATTACTTAGCAGTAGCGGAACACGGCTCGCAGCACGCTGCGGCTCGCGCGTTGGGTACAACTCAATCCACCATTGGCCGGTCTCTCCAGGCGATCCAGAAAAAGGCGGCCATGCACGGCTATGCGCCGGCCCACGGGTGGAACAATCCCGTCCCGGATGGCTTCAAAACTAAACGCATTTCCACACTCACGGACATCCAGTCCGGCCAGGATAAATTGCAGTGGAACATTGCCGAGCCCGACAGAGAGCGCCAGCTTGAACTCATCAAGATTGGCTTTGAGGCCGCCGCCGAAGAGCTTCCAAAACTCCCCCCCTTTCCTGCTCCAAACGAGGCTCCCAACCCCGCGCTCATGTCCGTCATCCCTTGGGGTGATCCGCATTTCGGACTCTACTCCTGGGCGGATGAAGTCGGACAGGATTTCGACCTGACCGTGGCAAAGCGCGATTTGTGCGCGGCGGTCGATTACCTCGTTTCCCAGTCTCCGGCGAGCGAGCGGCTATTGCTGATTAACCTCGGGGATTTCTTCCACTCAGACACCCCAGGGGGCACAACAACTAAAGGGACGCGGCTCGATATGGCGGGCCGCTTGCCTGAGATTATTAGGGTGGGCGTAGCCGCGATCAGACAGTGCATTGAGTCGGGTTTGAGTCGTCACAAAACCGTCGAAATTATCAACGCCGTTGGGAA